CCAGCAACCTTGCTGCCAGCTCTTTCGCGCAGTCTTCCATAAATGCGGCCCGCTCGCGTTCCATCTTATCCAGGCGTTTCTGGAGCTCGTAAAACTCCTTGAAGTCGCATTTGCCCCATCGTGCCATTACGCCCACCTCTCAAACAGCTCCAGGCTAATCTCCTGGTGATCCGTAAAAACGCCGGGTTCTCCGGAGGCCTTATAGACATACTGCCGGCCTGCCCTGGTGACCACCACCCTGCTTCCGGCAGGTATCGTCAGGTCACTGTCAATAAACAGCTTTACCGCCTGTGTCACAACAGGAGCATGATCTGTTTCGGAAACAGTGCTTAAAGACTCGATAGATAGCTTACAGGGCTCATCTGTCAGAATAGTTGTTTCAGACGCGACAGTCCGCCTGGTCTCCGGATCCTTCGTTTTTGTCTGGACATAAACAGTACATGTGTCCTTCCACAACTTTTGGAGCGCTGATTTATGGTTCACCATCGCAGCCTCCTGTACGCGATCAGATCTGTCTCATATCCATGAATAAGCCCCGCTACCAGGGCATCAAATCTGCTTTCGGATGTAGAGGACCCCTCGCCCAGTGCATAAGTCACATTGGTATCACCTTCCTGGATGGATTTAAGCGCAGCATCAAAATCGAACCCGGTAAGGCTGTCAGGATCATAGGCCTTTTTTGCCGCGAAAAACTCTCCGCAGACCATATCCACTGCAGCATACTCCAAACCTTCCGGCACAGTAGTGATGTTGCAGAAGTTTTTGATATGCTCCTCCACCTTGTTCATACAAAAAGTCAGTGAGAACGTATCGCCCTCACTGACCGTATAACCAAGGCTCTGCAGTCTCGCTGTCACCGTCTCAATACTGAAAGCCATACCGTTGTCCTCCTTTTATCAGCCGTTGGAGATGATGCGGGCCATAGCGATGGCCTTCGGATTGACGGCCACAGACCACCTTGTGGATGCGCCGAGCTGGGCATCTGTCGGGCTGGAAGTATATCCGGAGCCGGGCTTCGTGAAGCTGAATCCGTTCGGATGGATGGTTTCACGAATGCGGGTGACCAGAGCGTTGTAGCCGCCGCCTGTAGTGGCATCCCTCGTGACTTCGGACGGAGTGTTCACATTCGCTGGGGCGTACTGGAACGCGCCTTCACCGAACAGGTAAGTGGTATACTTCGCAGCTACCGCGTCGTTACCTGTAGTGGCGGGCGTATACGGCACGCCATCATCCACGATAACAGTCAGGCCGTTAATATCAGCGATTCTGAGCTGTCTCTCGATCCCCTGCGCATCGGTATACTTTCGGAAGCTCAGGAGGTTCAACGCAGCAAGGTTGGTCGCGACCTTAGAATGCATAATTGCAAGATGGAACCGGTCCGCGTGGTCTCCCACCGCCTTCTGGAGAGCTTCTCCAATGGTCGCCGCGCCGATCTTATTGGCATCGGCAACCGTTGTACTCGCAGAAGAAATATCCGTCTTATGGTCATTCCAGGAAGCAAACGCACTGCTGCCGGTGACGCCGAAAACTGCATCCGCGATGGTCAGCAGGATGTTCTGCCGCTGCTTCAGCCAGTACCGGGCCACCTGGGAAGTGATCTGCTTCATGGGATCCGCACCGGAGTTGTAGTCGATGACAAACTCGCGCTCCTTCCAGCCGTGTGCGCGGCCATAGACGATACCGGTCTGGGATCCGCCCGTCACGTCGCTCAGGGTGATGTTCGTATTGCCGTCATAATTCTCCGGGCTTCCCCCGATCACATCATAGAACGGGATTGTGTAGTTGTCGGATCCATTCGCGATCAGCGCCTGGATCTCCTGGTTCTGCTGCATTGCCCCGCTCTCAACGATGGCAGTAAGGACCGGATCGGTCTCTGCCTTCCAGTTGTAATCGAAGAGTTCCGGGTCAAAGGGATAATTTAAAAATGTCGCCATATGCTTTTACCTCTTTCTTTCGTTTAAGCAAGTTCGTTCTGCCAGTTCGGGTGTTCTTTGATGTAGGCCATCTGCTCTTTGCTGGACATCTTTAAGAAATCCGCTTTTGTAGTACCGGCGGGCTTATCGTCACCGCCATCTGCAGGCGTGGTCCCTTTCGGTGCGGCGGGCTTTGAATCCTCAAAGAGGAACTTGGTGTCGTCTCCTGTCTGGAGCTTTTTGATCTGCTCTTCCAGGCCCTTCACCTTTCCATCCTCTCCGATCTCCGCCTTCTCCAGGCCTTCCAGCAGTGCACGGACCGCTTTCACATTCCGGGCTTTTGCCAGAGTCAGCGCCATATCGACTGCGGCGCTTATCCTGGCAGCCTTATTCTCTGCCTGCAGCTGCTCGATCTGCTGTGTCAGAGCCTCGTTATCTCCAGCCGTCTTTTTCAGGCCTTCGATCTGCTGGTCCCGTTCAGCGATCTGACCTTTCAGCTGATCCCGTTCAGTTGTTACCGCTGCAAGGTCTCCCTTGGCCGCCTCGATGTCCTTACCGTTCTCCTCCATGATCGAGTCGATCTGTTCTTCGCTGAGAACGCCCAAACCTCTCAGAAACTGTCTTTTCATGTACTCCTTCCATCCTTTCAATTACGATTTTTCCGGGGTATCTCCCACATGATTGTCTGGTTACCGGCTTTTTTACGTCTTCCGGAACAGGACGAAGCCGCTTGACGGAGTCGGACCGCCAGTGCAGGAAGGATACTGCACAACCCGTTAACGGCATACAAAAAGCACCGGCCCGAAGGCTGGTGCAGTGTTACTGTTTGATTGTGTTATAATCCTCTCACAGGGCGGTGGCTCGCCCGAGTATCGAGGGAAGGAGATATTGATTATGACACAGGACATGAAGAAACAGCTTTTGCAAAATTCTCTTGAGCAGATCTGCGCTATCTATCCTGATGAGACAGCAATAGTATTTGCTAAGATCGCAGTAACAGCGGCTATTACTGTTCTTCAGGAGTATGAGAAATTATCTGCTGAATAGCTGTGTCCGCAGCATTGTTTAGCCTGGCTGACATATTAGCGATAATCTTATCCAGCGGGTCGCGATTGATCCGCTGGAGTTCTTTTCGAATTAGCTTCAGTTCCGAGGCAATTTCTTTCAAATATCTCTCGTCTGGCATTGCTTATCTCCAAATAAAAAAAATCACCACCGGCGGTGTGCCGGTGGGTCAACTTGCGTTCTTGTAGTGCTCCTCGTTATAACGCTCCATCGCTTCTCTTGCTTCTTTAGGCGCTTTATCCGTAGGAACATAACCTACATAAGGGACGAAATTATACCAATCAAAATGTATTGCGAATATTGCATAATCCTTATCATACCTCATATTCGAATACCCACCTTTCGGAATAATGAAATAGCAAATTCGGAATAATCACCTTTTGCAGCACTGTGCAATTCTGCAATTAACTCTTCAAAAGATAGTGTTCCATCGGCATGTCTATTAACTGAATACGCTGATACACGACTCATAATATATTCGTCTAATGGTATTTTAACATTATTCGCCTCTTGTTGCAATACGGTCAGTAACCTTCCGAGAAGTGTTTTATTCTGCTTCTCAATAATATGACCCAGTTCGTGGTCCACAATATTCTTGTAAGAGGTCCCACTCGCAAATAGCGAGCGACCTAGTGCGTCCTTATATTCCGCATCCAAAAAACCTGAATCGTCGAACATGAATTTATTTAACGTTATGGTTTTTCCTTTTGTCATTGCAAAAGCGCCAATATCAATTTTACTGTGATCTCCTTTATATCCAAGCACATTGTCATACTTTAGTATCAAATCTTGACTCTGATCTAACAATCCTGCTTTTTTAGCATTTTCCAGGGACGTCCCGAGTTGATTCACTATAGATTCCAATACATCCGGATCGCCACAATACATTTCGAAATTCCCGAAGGAATCCGGATTGGCGCCAAATCGTATGTTGTATCTATTCGCTTTTTCCTTTATTTCCAACAGACGTTCTTTGGATATTGGCTTACCGATATGCCTTTCGTCTATATAGCCCCTTGGCAAGTTATTCCGCAAGAAAGACTCTTTTTCTGTTTCATTCTTCACAAACGCCTTCTGCCATTCCTTATATGTCGTATCCGCCGGCACAGTATAGGTCCTGCCATCCGCGTCTCTAGCAATCCGCTCTCCGGATCTGCCCCACTCATCATCAAAATACGGCACAGTGGTAGACCTACACCAAACATGGAACGGCGGAGCTGTGATGCCCACCTTATATTCGGACATCTTGAAGTGCTGGCCGTCCATGGCCTGGCAGATGTCAGAAGTGTGATTATCCAGGGTGGCGACAATCTCATATTCCTCCACACCAAGATCCTTGAAGCAGTCCTGCTGGGCTGCGGATGCAAACGCAGCCTGTTCTGTCATGACTAAGCGTCCCGCATTGCTCTTTGACACCCGCAGCCGGTCAGCCATCTCATTTATCGTCTTCTGAGGGTCCTTGCCAAGGATCACTCCCTGGGTAAAGGTAGTCTGCAGCTCCTCGATCAGCTTCTGCTTGTTCGTCCAGATCCGGTCGGAGAAGTTCCTGCCGTCAGCCGCCCATGGCTTGTTGATCACTTTCTCGATCCGGCGCTCATCCAGCTTTCCGAAGTCCCAGCCAACACCGATCCCCTTCTGGATCTCATAAGCGGTATGGTAGTAATCGTCCTCATAGACCTTCCGCATGCCAGCGTCAATGCTGTCCTGCTGGTTCCCGAACAGCACTTCCGCGTGCTGCTGCAGCTGCAGTTTCATGGCATCCAGGCGGCTGATGTGGAACCGGGCCGAAGCGTTCTCTAATTCTTTTACCCATTCCTGGGAGACGGCATTTTCCTCACCATGTCGGATGTATTCATGAACATCCCATTTGAATTCCTGCAGATCTTTACCTGTGAGCCACCTG